TACTGCTCTTAATATTATTACTATCAGTCTGCTGGCTACGGCTGGCCCTGCTCTTTTATTACCAATAATAAAATCTGTAAGTAAAACAGTTTTTAAAAAATTACTTGCTAAATTTAATAAGGGCAAGAATAACAAGACCGGTTGACTTGCCCATTACTTTGTATTTATTTTATGCGTATGTGGTAATACTTGATTTGGAACAGTTGTTAAAACCACGTTACGGCAACTGACAGCATCTTCTCCTACATATCGAACACCGAGTTTCAGTTGTTCAGCACATATCTTCAAACGATTAAGATTGACCTCTAATTTTTTAGCATCAAGCATAAACTCCTGATATTTCCTATATGTTTGTGCGGCTTTTAAACACTCATCATTAAATTTTTTACCTAATGGTATTTGAAAACTTAATGTTGCTCCATATGAAAAATTATGATTTGTTTGTTCTAATCTTTCTTGTTCTGCTACATACAAAATTTTACCCGGATTTAACAATGCACCTGTATCATTATCTTTTGTTGTGTCATACATATTAGTACGCACCATAGTGCTTGGCGGTGTATTGTAATATTCTCCTTTAGTTATAAAAGGTGTGAAAGCCAAAGTTGGAAGTTGACATTGTATTCCATTTGAATATCTATGTGTTGGGAATCCTCCAACGTTATTCATTATTCCTTGATTCACTACTGTACCAGTACTACTGGACTGAGGGTTGCTAATAACGGTATTAGCTAATGTTTTAGGTGTTATTAATAATAATATTATTGTGAAAAAATACTTATAGACTGACTTTGAGTCTCTATAGTTTGAGTCCGATTGATTACCGATACTGCATCTAAACCGGGAGCAAGAAAATTTTCTACCAAACTGAAATCTGAACCTTCGTTTACTATTGTCCATTGAGGTTTGCTTGTTAATTCTGGAGTCACCCATTGAAAATTAACTGCTCCATTGCCTGTATTTTGGCTTGTTGTATATGTCGCATCAGGTGAAATATATGAGTCTGTTTTAATATTATGGCCTTGTACAGTGTAACTGAAACCTGTGCGATAATTTTCAGTAATAATTGTCTCCTGTATCGTAGATACACTTCGGCTTGATTGCTCCATCTGGCCTGTTGTAAAGCGAGGTGTAATACTACCTGCATATGCACTAGGCACTGTGAGAAACAAACATAAAAACCATTTCATTAATCAAGGCCAAGAGTGATAGTAGACTGAAGAGTTGCAGTAGTACCAGCACCCATGTCAGCTAGGTTAACTGTTAATGCTTGTCCGCTATCTAATGTAATAGCTACAGAACCGGGGTCACCACCAGATATAACTGTATTTTTACCAAGTAAAGGTAACGATGGGACTACTCCATTCGTCACTGTGGCAGACAATAAACTTGGCACTGCATCTGCTTGAATATACGTTTCACTTGCTGAGAACGCATCTCCGGTATTCACAACATTAAAAGAAGTATCGTAGTCTACCGTAGGAACTCCGTTGGCAATACCAGCATCAGCTAAATCTAACGAACCTATCTGACCGGCTACTGTATTAGCCTTGGGCGTAACGTTTGTACCGCTTACACTAATAGACGATCCAATACGCTCGCTCGTAGCTGAGGCTGCTACAGTGCTTACTGAGGCCACCGATTGAATACTATGCGTTATATCTGCATAAGCTGGTGCGGATACAAGAAAAATAAAAGGTAGTAGTCGTTTCATTTGATGCCTACGTTGTTTTTACTATTATCTACTATTTTAGGAGCATTATTGTTCTTTTTCTTACCAACCTGTAAACCAAAACTGGCTAAACTCCCAGAAAAAATCGAAGCAATAAAAGTTGGATCAAAGTCCACTATCTTCTGTCCATTCGGAGGTTCATAGTAGCTCAAACTAAGCATGGTCGCTGACCATACTAAGACTGCAATCTTGACAATCGTTTCAACACGATTACCATCTTTTTCTTCTTGATCTTCCATAAATAATAAAAAACCCTATAGGGAGAAAAAATAGGGTTTATTGACTGTGTGAGGTAGTCAAGTCAAAATTAGCAAACATATACATAATTGGGAAGTACTTAGTAACAAGTATGAATCATCAAGAATTTTACGAAGTTCTTATTGGTAAAACACCAACTGAAATAGAACTTGATATTGAAATCAGAAGAAGAGAAATAAAACAAATGCCTGATGCTGTTGTTAGAGAAGTTTGCCTTGAACTGATGAAAGAGAATAAACTACAAGATTTTCTTATTATGGCTGCCATAGATCGTATTTCAGAAATGAATACAAAGCTTATACGCTATGAAATGGCAGAACACCACCGAACAAAAAACGTAAAACTAACTAAAAAGAAAAAATATAAAACAAAAAAGACACTACTTGACAGGTTTAAGGCTATGCTGAGCGTGTTCAGATGATCTTTTATCATCCCATAAGACTTTATAATAATATTGATTAACACCAAGCTTATTAGCTCTTATAACGGCTTCTGTAACTGTTCCTATATGTTTCTTATATTTACTACCTGAGTATCCAATCGTATGATTTCTTACGACACGATCATCAATCTTAAATCGTTGTCCGACTGTAGCTGTATTGGGCATAATTTTCTAAAACAGGG